GTGTTCCGGTCCACACCGCCCGGTCCCGCCGTGAAGCCGCTGGCGTTGCCGCCGTTGAACCCCTCGGAGTTGGACTGAACGATCCAGTACGGAATCCCGAACGGCAGGAGCGTGTCCGTCGAGTCGGCGGGCTTGCTCCAGAACGCGGCTTCGAGCTTGTCCGCGTGCTTCCGCTGGCTGTCGACTTCACGCTGCTTGATGAGGTCGAAAATCTTCTCCTTGTCCCCGCTGTTGAGGGCGGGTTCGCGGATGTCGTAGGACCAGTCATCTTGCAGGTGACGCCACGGCACGGACGCCGTGACATACGCCTCGTTGATGGTCGGACGGGTGACGGCGGCGAGGCCCACCCAGTTCGAGGATTGATCGTTGCCCAGCGTTTCCACGCGCCACTCGTAGCCGGTCCCACCACCCTGCGTCATCCGCTCCTTGCGAAGCAGTTGCGGGATGATGTGGTACTGGTACTCCTGAACGATGGAGACGAACTTGGTTCGCTGGATGTGGTTCTGCGTCGCCTTGACGAGCGAGGCGAGGTCCGTCGCTTGAATGACAGCCATGAAAGGCTCCCTGTGCTATCGGGCCGAAGCCCGGACGAATTTGTCGATTTCCGCGAGCGCCTTTTCCTTGCCGGTCGCGTCGTCGTCCGAGTGGAGCGACTGCGACGGCACGGCCAAGGTGTTCCGGCCCCGTTGTTTGAGCTTCTGCGTCAGTTGCGCACGCTCGCGGTCGGCGAGTTGTTTGCGAAACACGACGCTGACAGCCTCTTCAACCAGCGTTTCCAGCGGCGGCACTGCCTCCCCCGGCTCACGCTCTTCGCGCATCAGGGCATCCACCTTGCGAGCAATCGCACGACGGGCCTGTTGATGCCGCGGATTCGACAGGGCGGAAAACGTACCTCGCCCGACAAACTCTTCATCCACGAGACGGTCCACGGTCCGGTCGAATTCCTCGTACCGGGACGCACGCACCGCCTGCTCTTGTTGCTGCCGGTATTGTTCAATCGTCGGCAGGTGTTTCTGGACCTGCTGTTGCAGGCCGCCGTATTGCTGATGGACCGCGTTCAATTGCTGGTCGTAGAACCGCTGCATTTGCGCCAATTGCTGGGCGAAATGCTGGTTCATCCCGACAATCGCGGGGTCGTACTGGTCCGGGTTTTCCAGCTTGAACGGCTGGACCTGAAACCGCTGTTGTTGCTGGGCCAACGCCTGTTGTTGCCGCCGCTGCGCCACCTCTTGGTTGACGTACTGACGGAACAGGTCGACACTGCCGAACGCCCGCATGTCGGCAAAGCCGATCCCGAGCGCCTTGGCCATCTGAAAGTCGACAGCCTGAAACCCATCCGCCGGTGGGGCAGGAGCGGGTGCAACGGGGGGAGACGGCGGGGGAGCACCGCCAGGAAGACCCGCACCGTCTCCGTCCCGTTGCTCACGCTTCGGTTCCGGGGCGGGGTCCGCCTCCAGAACATTGTCTTGAGGCTCGCCAGCCAGCGCGTTGTCGATGGCGCCAAGCGCGTCTTCATTGCGGTCGTCGGACAAATGGTCGAAACCACTGTCCACGACGACATCGCTCGACACGTCAGAAGACGCCGGTGCGGCTGATTCCAATTCGGCCATGAGTGCGACGCTTGGGCGGTGCTCGCACTACTGTCTCAACGTCAGCCCCGTGACCCGCACGAACTGCTCGCGGTGTCGCAAGGATCGGAAGCACGGCCTGCCTTCCCGGTCGTACCGAGTCGGACATCCGGCTTCCTTCAACATCTGTGTCGCCTCGGCGATCCGGGATGGATGCACCGAAGCGGCGTCGCTTTTCAACTCCCGGCCTTCGCGGAATGTGATCCCCGCGTGCGGAACGGTGAGTTTCGTGGGCTTCGCGCTCTCTCGCAGCCACGCCTGAAATTCGGCCTGAACTTCGGAGAGGGAAGCGGAAGGTGGCAGTTTGCTCTTGAAGTCTGTCATTGCAGGAAAGCCGGGCGGCGCTTCCTGTCTCAGAGAATAAGCACAACTGATCCAGCGTGTCAACACTATCAGTTTTGCTTATTCTGATTTCCGCCCGCCATCAACCGCTGGATCATGCTCGACTCGTCCCCTTGCATCCCGCCAGCCCCCTTGGAAACGCGGTTTTCCGTGGAGACTTTCACCGGCGGCGTGCTCGGTTCCGACGCCTTGAAGGAATCGCTGGCGTTCAGGGCCATCCCTTGCGACTGCACCAGATCGTTCAACTCCGGCAGGTTCATGTACTGGGCCAGCATCTTGACGTACTGCGTGAAGTCGATGCTCAGCCCCTGTTGTTGCAGCATCGGCTGGGCGGGCAAGAGCGTGCTCATCATCAACTGGCTGAGTTGTTGCGAGCGTTGTTGCGGAGTCTGAAACACCATCGAGTACGGCTCGATCTCAATCTCGTGCTCGAAGAAATCGTACTGCCGTTCCTCGGGCGTCAACGCCACTTCGATGGCCCCGACCGGCGAATCCATCTCGGCGCGGTACGTTTCCGTGGGGTCGGTCCACATCCAGTACGCCAGGTCGGTCAGCACGCCCTTCGTGAACAGGGCGACCTTCTGCCGCATCGCGTTGATACGCTCGGAACTGTTCTGATTCAAAATGGCGTCTTGCGTTGCGGTGTCCGTCTGCGCCGACAGGCCCCCCAGCGTTTCGAGGTTCCCCGCCAGCGTGGAGAACATCTGGTTGCACTGGAGCATGAACCCGAACGTGGATTGGTCGATCCCGCCGAACGCCCGCTCCTGAATCGCTTCGGGGGATTCGACCGCCACCACGTCGCCATCGTTGGCGTTCATGATGGTCATCGCGTCCTTGCCGCCGTTCTGGTTGCTCATGTTCGGGGCGAGGCCCACCGACTTCGCTCGTTCGGCTTGGCGGATCAGCTTCCGCATCGCCGAATTGATGAAATTGTGGAGATGAATCCACGTCGCCGCCGGGGCGAGGGGCATCACGTTGCCGTCGACTTCGTTGTAGAACAGAGCGTGATACGGCCCGCGTTCCGGACCTTCCCAATCGACCACCCGCAGCGGATAGGCAGGGTAGTGTTCGCAGTACGTCACCACCTTCCGCTCGGCGCGGACGTACACCTCCCACACCTCGACCTGCTTGTGCAGCTTCCCGCGATCCGCTTCACCCGACATCTCCGCCAGCCGGGCGTCGCCGTCCTCGTTGACGTTGAGGTTGTCCTGTTCGCGCAGCTTCGCCCGCACCCGCTTGTCCCACTCGGGGTTGCGAATCGCATCCTTGAGGGGCACGCGGTACTTGTGCCCCATGTACTCGGCGGTGTCGAAGCTGCTCGCGGTCATGTCGACGACGTAGTCATCCAGCAGGATCGACTCGACGAACGGCGTGCTCGTGGTGACGTTCTCGCCCCCGATGTTCCTGACGCCGTTGGACTTCAAGCCCACCTTGACGATGCCCATGCCGAAGAGGCTGTTCCGCACCGACCGCTGCAAAGCCCGATGGATGCGGTAATCTTCCAACGAGGAATTCATCACCAGCCCGAGCTTCGTCGCCCCGGCCCGATACCGGCGGTTCTTCGTGAACACGTTCACACGCGGCGGGTTCCCTGCCAGTTGTTGCAGGTAGATCGTCGTCGCCTGCTCCATCTTGTTGACGGGGTTCGCCTTTTCGTTGGCCTTCTCCCCGTAGAAGTCGCCGACGTACTCCTTCCAAAGCGTGATGTACTGCTCTCGCCACGGAGTCAGCTTCTTGCGAGACTCCATCACGGCGTCGATCAGACGCGGCAGAGGCACCTCCAGTCCCGACTCGGGAGCGGACTTTTCGCCTTGTTCCATCTCGATTTCGTCGTCGGTCGCGATCATGGGATTCACCACTTGCTTGAGAATTTGTCACCGTCAGAATCCATCGCCCGACGCTGCCGCCACCCGAACGACCCAAAAGGAAAGTCGTCCATGACGGTTGGCTGTCGACGCTCGTTTGCAATCACGTTTGGGCGCGCAATGAAGTTGGCCAGCGCGTCGGCAATCACGCGGTCGCCGTGGTTGTCGCCGCCGTCTTGCGCTTGAGCGATGCTCACATGCTCGACCGATCCGTCCGCCATGTTCTTGAACTGCTTGCATTCCAAGAGCGCTTTCTCAGACGGGTTGAAGAACTTCCCGTTCGCCAGCGCCTCGCGGTACTGAATCAGCAGGTCACGCTTGAGGTCGCGGTTGCTGAACCAGCCGGGTTTGCGGTCCTTGGGCGTCCACCTCGCATCGACCTTGGTGTCATCCCGCTTCATGTACACCCGGCGGAATCCGAGGTCTTGCGTCACCACCTTGCCGAACGTCAGCCCCGGCCCGCCGCCGTCCCAGATCATGAACGCCGGTTCGTTGCCTCGTGCGAAGAACTGGCAGAGATTCACCGCAGTCCGCGCAAACGCTTCCACACCCGTCTTGTTATGTACCCACTCGGCAACCTTTTCCCCGCTGTCCCGATCCACGACCGAGGCAACGGAGTCAGACGCCCCGGTTCCCTGTCCGATGTCGCACGCCACGACGAAGTTGCGATGGGACGGTGGCACATAATCACGCCCCATGTCGAGCCAGACAGAGAGGGGACCACGGTTGTCTTCCTCGAACCGCACCACGTCGCCGTCATCCCGCAGCCGTCCGCGATACAACGCCGGTCGGCAATGCGTGGCGATATGGGCGTCGATCCCCACGGAGTCGAAGAACGGGTAGTCCGACCCCTGGTAGTCGATGTCCAATTCCGCCGCGATTTCCACGGGGTTCGGCGTCCGGTCGCATTGCCTGTCGTACCACGGGGACCGCACGCCCTCGGGACAACTCGGCTTCTGTTCCCGGAACACATACCCTTCCGGAGCACCGGGTTCCAGAATCTCGATGCCGCGCTCGGTCGGCTTGTACAGCCCGATCCGCTTTTCGGGATGGAGCGACCAGTGCGCCCGGAACGTCCGCGTCGTTTTGCGTGACGCCGCGAAGTAGTTGCTTTCCCCCTTGGGCGTACTGTTCAGGATGCGGCAATTCGTGTTGGCTTGCGTCGCCGCCGCGATATCGTCGCCGCCGCCGGGGCAAGCTGCAGCTTCGTCCCATAGAATCGCCGTGCGTCGTCCACCGCGCCCCGCGTCCGCGTTCGTGGATTCCCCTTCGATGACCGACTCCGTCCCCGGAAAGTCCATGGTGAGCTTGGACCGGCGGTTCTTCGGCTTCAACCACTCGGGCATCCCCTTAATCAGCACGTCGCAGTGGGCGAACAGGGAGTCCCGGTCCCCGTCCACCAGCGTCTCTTTCCGCGACAGCATGAGGAACATCTGGTTCGGGCGGAACATGGCTCGCCACGTCATCCATGCACACGTCACCCACGACACCCCCATGTCGCGGGACTTCTCGATGCGCAGGTCGCG